CTGTGTGTTCTGTATTAGTTAGATGATAATATTCACCAGAAGTACCACCTTGTATACCAACAGTTGAGTTATGAAAATTGTCCTGTATTTGTGTATACTCAGCATCTGTTAAATGATTATGCTCCCCAGCAGTACCACCTTGCACATTCTGCAATTGATCATGATCCCTTAAAGCAATATCTGTTATATTAGAGCCAGCAAAATTAATTATATACCAAGGAACTGATCCAGATGTTGAAACATATTCTCTTAATTGTCTATACCATTCTAACCAAGTAAAAGAACCTGGTTTATCTTGAATTGGTGGTGGTGGTAATCCAGCCATTAGGATATTCCTTCAGTATAACATAATTCCATTGCTTCATATCTCGTTCCAACAGATTGTCCATAATGTATAAATTCAAATGATCTACGTCTAAACTCACCTAGTCTGTATAATACAGGAGGAGTGTCTAAATCTGTATAAACTAAATAATTAGTTCCTCCAGAAAAACTTATATAATCATCATCAGACATAGATACACTTAAAATGCTTTGATCAAAGTCAGATGTTTTATCCATGAATATTCTTAAAGAATGTAATCGTTTTCTATAAGTTGTGTCCATATCTATACGATTTGTTCTTATTAACACATCAATAGATGTTAGCTGAGGAGATGGTCCAAAATCAAATGATGGAGAATCTGCTCCAGCAGTTACATCAAAATAGCATACATTACCGTTATTACTAACCTGTCCATAGAAATAACCATTATCTCCATCATTAGCATAATCAATTACAAATCTATTTCCAAAAACACCAGAGCTTTCCCCTGTTGACCATTCATGCCATAACTTCTCATCTGGATCATATACAAGAGTTCTATCTGCTGTTGGCAGATTTAGTACATAAAACATATGTCCAGATATTCTAACACAATATCCACGAATACCTACAGTATTTGTTTCAGAATTAATTAATCTTTCTATATGTTCATCAGATACTCGTTTTGGAGTGAATCCCTCGATTATCCAAAAAGCATGTCCTCCTGAGAAAGATGATCCAATAAAGGTACAATAACGTTCTGTTTGTGTTATTGAGTATGGAGCAGCAGTACCTACTTGTATTAATGCAGATTCATTTCTATTAAATGGAGAGCCACTAGCGTTAGCTGCATTATAGAAGAACTCTGTTGACTCTGACCCAAATGCTACTATCTGATTATTCTGTCTAGCTAATGCAAGTATAGCATCAGGGAAACTTTCAGCAGATACAAAATTAGTTGCATCCCATGAGAGAGGATCATCTACAACACAATTAAATATATCAGAATCTTTTGCTAGAACAATATATCCATCTAAGAATACAGGAGTAGGTGAATGTGGAGTTGGAAAATCTAGATCAGTTATTTGTGTAACTGCTCCTGTAGTTTCTATGATCCAACCTTCAACACCATCACAAATAAATAAATAATCTCCTATAACAGATGAGTTTCCTAAACGAAATCCAACAGGACCTGTTGAGGTTGTCATTGATATTACTGAAGCAGGAACTCCACCTCCTCCTATTGGTCCATCTTCAAATATCTCTGATCCATATGCAGCATAAAGTTTATCATTAAATTCTATAATACCTCTTGATTCATAACCATCAGGATCAAATTGTTTATAGAAGGTTATACCAGGACGTTTAACTAACCAAGCTTTTGTTATTTCAGTTTGATCAACTTTTCTAGATTCAGGAAAACAATTAACAAATCTTTGGTCTTTGTCGGGATCAGTACCTCTATTTGAGGTTGATCCAAAGAAAGGTAACTTTACTTTTTGTACTGTTCCTCGATCACCTTGTCGTGTAGCCATTATTTTCTCCGTTTATATTGTTGTCTAGCAATATTTGTTATAACTTTACCAAGATCGTCATAAGATTTTGTTCTTCTAGAATCAATATTCTCACCAGTATTGTTTGTCATTGTGCTAAGGAAATCACCTAAACCAGAAGATAGTCCACCAGCTACTGCCCCCTCAAGAGGATTACCTCTATTAAATATACTTTTTAAAGCTCCACTAACACCTGCTCCAGCCATCTTAGAACCGGTCTTACCTAATATATCAGATAAACCACCCGCAGCAGTATCCCCAAGATAATCTCCTAAACCTGCACCAAGACCTCCTAACAATGCTTGCTTTATTCCTCCGCCCTGAGCTAATCCTGATGCAGCTCCTAAACCGCCTTTAACAAAATACTTACCAATATCTTTTCCTAAACCTAAAGAATCTCCTAAAGAGTTCCCAAGTTTATCCAAAGCACCCGCCTGTCCTAAACCTCCTGTGACTGCTCCTAAAATACCACCTAAATGATTTCCTTGAGTCAAGGATGCTAATGTACTTATAGCGAGACCTAAAGGAGCCAATGGTGTAAATTGTAACACAGTACCAATAACTTTTGCTGCCGTGGGCATTATACCATCACTTGTATGATTATATTGTGAATTATCTACATTAGTCCATCCAGGTAAATTCTCAGCATTTTCTTTAGGAACGAATAGATTATTAGAATCTATATTTTTTGTTAAGTTTTTCCAAGTATCTAGATCATTATATTGTCTTTGTAAAGCATAATTAAATTGTGTATTACCACTTTTATCTTCTCTAAGAATAGTTTGTGGATTTACATAACCCAACATAGATTCGTCTGCAGGAGTTGGATCCATTGTGTAACCCCTTAACTCATTATTGTAGATAACAGGGGTTGAACCAAATAGAGTATTTAAACCTGTGATTTGTTCTTGTAAATTATTTCCAGACATTGCTAAAGAGGATCTGTCACTTGTCGCATCTGATGGTATAGGTTGTCCAGACAAGACTTGACCAAGCACTTCCCACTTATCTAAATCACCAGCAGAATACGGTGATGTGTTATTATAAGTATCTGGTGTTGGTAAAGGTAGTCCTCCCTGCATATCCCAGTCAATAACAGAACTAACAGGAGTGTTTTGTTTCTGTGTTTTTACTAATTCTTTAATAGCATCTTCTAAACCTTTATAACCAACTCCTAAAGAATTACCTCCTTGATCTAAGATATTATAACGTCCATCACCTATGTCTTGTTGATTATAACCTTGTATTCCAAATTGTCCTTTACTTGGATCAATATCTCCTTTGTAATATTCCTGATTTCTAAATTTTGTTATTGGAGTATTATTACCAAATAAATTATACAGAGTAGGATTAATTGTGGAGCTTGTTGGTTTAAACCCCGCATCTGTAATAGAAGATTGTATATTCTCGGGAATTGAATAATCAATATTTCCGTAATAATACCTATCACCTCCTAATGTTGGTAAAGCATCCCCAACATAATTATTAATCTCTTCATCAGGATTTTGGTTTTGTGCTAGTTTTCTACCAGCACCCCAAAACTCAGATGGTTGTTGTTGTTCTTGTAATTGATTACTAAACTGAGCTTTAAATGATGTTGGATCACTTGTACCCAAACGCATTAATTCATTTTTATGTTTTTGATTACCAATCTTAGCTCTGTTTATAGTATCAGCAATTTGCTCTAAAGATAATGGTGTATCCATATATTCACCAATTACGAAGATCTCTCTGGAAGAACATACTACCTTCTTCTAGACCAAAGTTCATAGCCTCTTGTTTTATGATAGTCATTTCATTCCAAAGTTGTTTTCTATCCTGTAGTGGGATACCATAAGTGGGAGCTAGTCTACAGGCTAATCCATAAGCTAAAGCATCAAACCATTCTTGAGGAAAATCAGGTTCATCTGTTCCTGAATCAAAATCTTCAAAAGGTCTTTGATAATGAATTACAATTCTATTAGCAGCAGCCTCCACTGTGGTTGGTGTTGGGAATACAAACATGTCACCATAATTTCTTTGTGGCTGATAATATAATTGTATTGGATTACCAGATACAGATTTATTGCCCAGCATATTATACTCCTGCCTAGTCAAAATCCGCATGGGTATATCTATATTTGTATTTATATTTCTATTATAAGCTTGAATAATTTTTAACGGTTTAGGTATATTTATTGTTTGTCCTAATCCAATAGAGTATTGATTTGTAGCATTAGTTAAAGGAACATTATATGATGTAATAGCCCATAATTGTAATCCATCAGCCATCCAAGCTTTTACAAGAGTGTTCAATACTAAATAAGCATCTGTACTAGTAGATGTTACACTAGATCCTGGAATAACTCCAAGTAAAGCTAATGCTCTAGTTACAATTTCATCCCGTGACGTAGTAAAATTTGTTGATCCTGAAGTACTCATGGTTTATGTCCCTTTA